GCTGCTCTCCGCTTCCGGGGCGTCGTCGCCGCTAGATTCCTCTGGTTGGCTTGATGAAGGCGGCGTCTCTCCGCTGAAGTTGTCGAGCGCGCCAGCAACGTCGGGGGCCCGCACGATGGGTGTGCTGCCGCCGCTCGCCGCGGTGTCGAACGAGTAGAGCGCATCATCGCGCCGGATCAGGTCATCGAGATCGGACGAGGTCGGCAGGCGCTTGGAGAGATTGCGCAGCACCGTTTTCTGCGCCGCCTCGTCCCACCACTCGCGCCACATCGGGCCGTCTTTCGCCTTGCTGACGGCACGGCGCTTCTCGACTTCGGCGTGCGTCATGACCTTGATCATGGTGCCGCCGTTCTTGAGCACGGCCACCGCGTAGACCTTGATCGGCTTGCCGGTGTCGCTCTTCGGATCGTGGCGCAGGTGCTCGCCGTGCTCGTCGATCCAGTATTGAAAATCATCACCGTCGCGCACGATGTTGGCGGTGACTGCCTTGAACTGGCCGCTGTTGCGGAAGCGTTTGAGCAGGCCGTAGGTCATCGGCATCCACTGCGCGAGGGTCTGGCCCTTGGTCGGCGAGCGCTCGTTGTTGTCGCGGAACGGCACGATGGCGCCCTCGCGTCCGTCCGGCAGCAGGCCGTCCTGCGCGGCACGCAGGCAGGAATTCCACAGTGACTGGCGGTTACAGGTGAGCAGATCGGGATTGATCTGCACCGCGGTCAGCACGACGCGACGGAAGCGCTCCTCTGGAATGTGCTGCGGCAGCGCGCGCTTGAGTTCATCCTTGCGCCGTTCGAGTTGCCCGCGCAGGGTCTCCATCGGGTTGACGGTTTTTTCGGCGACGGCAGTCGTGGCCATGGATTGCTCCTGTTACGCAGCCTTGATGTCTTCACGTTTGTCGCGGATCAGCAGTACGCGCGGGTGACTGGGCTCGACCGTGTAGCCCTTGCGGTGCTGCACCTTCCAAGAGACGGAGAAGTCGGGAACCTTGGCGATCGCCGCCGGGCCCATCCGGCTCATGATCATGGTCTCGATCGCCTTGCAGCGATCCTCGTCGGCCTTCATCCGCTCCTTGAGATCGGCGCGTTCGATCAGGCCGGCGATCACTTCGTTGTCGGTCGTGAGATCGATCGACACGTCCGGGTCTTCGTTTGGCATCAGCGTCTTGAGGAGGTCGCGATCGAGCCCGTAGTCGGCATCCGGCTCCTTGCCGTTCTCGATGTCGCTCCAGAACTGGGAAACGCCGGCGATGATCCGCTTCTCGGCGGCCTCGTGACGCGGGATGTCGAAGATCGGGCAGGGCAGCTTGAACGGATCGACCACCAGACAGGCGACGGCGCCGAAGTTGGCGCCGGTGAGCATCATCTCGACGGTTGCCTGCAGCGTGATCCACATCGGCGGCTGGCTGTCTTTCCACTCGCGCTCGAACACCGATGGTGCTGCCGTCTTTGCCTGCAGAATGCCGCGCCCGCGCGGATCACCGTGGATGAAAAAATCCGGCGTGGCGGCAAGGCCAAGCTCGTCGTCGCGGAAATACTCGGTGCACTTTTCGAGCGTCCAGTCCGGGCGCTGCTCGCTGACGGCGGCGGCAACGGCGGATTCAAGGATGCGGCCACGGCGCAGCGGCCCGCTGTCGGCCTGTTCGGGCAGATCGACGAGACCCTGTTTGTCTACATACAAACGCAGCGGGGAGACGTAGGGGTGCAGACCGAAGACGGCGCCGACGACGGAAGCGGTGATGTCGAACTTGCGCCAAGCCAGCCACTGCTGGCGATCGACGATCGGGATGCGCTCGACCGTCATCGCCCCACCTCATCGGTGGAGATGAACGGTATTCGGTGACTGCCTAGATAGGTTCCTTGAAGCCAAGGACTCCAGCGACCATGTCGTCGGCTTCCGCCTCCGGTAGCACCTTGGCCGCATTCATCAACAGCATGAGATACTGGGTCATGAAGGCGCGCTGGTTGTAGCCACTTTCGCCAATCGCCTGAACGAGTTGAATCATCTGCTCGCGCGATCGCCGGCTGGGTTTGGGTTGTCCGAACTTTGCCCGCCGCAGTACGTCTGCGCGGATGTTGGCTGCGAGGTTTTCCATTTCTGGAGTTCCATCGGCAACGGCACGCTGAAGCATCCCTGCCTCCCAGTCGATTTGTTTTTGTTTGTCCCTGCTGGCAAAAGAGAATGATCTCGTTAAGTTGGGTGCGCAACATATTTTTGTTTGACGAAGCTGTGATCATTAGAGATGGGAATACCACCCGCAGTTATCGGACTTGACAGCCGATGTCGTGCAACACCCGATGTCGGGTACTCGACACCCACTCGCGAAAACTGTCAAGTAAGACTAGACCGGTTTGCGCAAACAAAAACCCGCCAAGTGATTGGCGGGCTCTAAAAAAACTTATTGAAAATTATTTTTTATCGACGTTGCTTGTGGTAGCCGAGTCGTGCCAGCAATTCATCGAACATTCCGCTCGCGATCAGCCGCTGCATGCGGGCCATCATATCGCGCCGGTAGTTGGACTCCGGCAGCGGACGCTGGGCCGGCGGCTTGCCTTTTCCGGTCAGCAGATATTGCGGCGTGGTGCCCAGCGCGCGTGCCGCTGTTTGCAGGTTTTCGTCTTCCGGCAAGCTGCGACCTTTCTCCCACAGCGAGATCGATGATCGCGTCACCGAACAGGCGTCACCCAAATCTTCCTGACTGAACCCGTTCGCGCGGCGGGCATCCCGAATCCGTTTGCCGATTTTTTTGTCTATGGTCATTTCCAGAAAGTGTTCCCTGTTGTTCTCATTTCACTCGTCGCTTGACAAAATCTGTCGAGCGGTCAAAGCTCGCAGTTTCAGCAACTGCAAACTTCCGAGGATCATCCGATGCCACGTGTTGATCCGGCGATCCGCCGTCTGCGCGAAGATCGTCGAATGCCTTCTATTGCCGAGGGCCTGAAGATTGCCCGGCAGGCGCCCTATGCTTGGAAACGCGTGCCAGCCGAACGCGTGCGAGATGTCGCCCGGATCACTGGCCTGAAGCCGCATGAGCTACGCCCCGATCTGTATCCTCCTCCTCATCCCCGAAAGCGCCGGAACGATAAGAGGATGTCGCGCGAACTGTCAAGCACCGCTTGACACAACTATACGTTATACACATCTGAACATACACTTTCAAATGACAGAATGCGTTGTGACAAAAAATTTGGCAGGGCCATTGGTCCGACGCCTTGAGAACTGTCTCAGCGAGCCGAAGAGCGAATTGAATAAACGCCGGCTAAAAAACTTCTGGTTGGAAGTAAAATTTCACCGCATCTCGGTTCCAGCCGTGCGCGCGCTGCTGAAAGCCCGTCGAAGCCTGCGTATCGTGCGCCGGGATTTGGAAAGATTACCAGCGCACCGCCGGCTCGAAGTGTCCAAACTTGCAAAAGAATTGGGCGACAACTCAGAATTGTTCCAATTCGAGGTTGTGAAAACCGATCCGCACCTCCAGCGATTAAGAGGTGGCCTGTGAGGCGTGATCCGCCGTGTCCGCGATGTGGCCGCCCGATGCCGGCGAAGCGGTACGGGGTGATGATGTCGTCCTTAAAGGCGCGCGTCGTCGACCTGATCGCGAGCGGCGGCGACGAGGGTATCCTGATCGAGACGGTGTGGCAGCGCGTTTTTCAGCCGCGCCAAGCCTCACGTGACACCATGAAAGCGCACGTCTGGCAGATCAACCAGATGCTGGCCGATGCCGGATACCGCATCACGCGACGCAATTCGGTGACGCCAACCTACCACATCGTGCAGAGCAGGCGGAGGGCGGCGGCATGATTCTGGCGCTCGATCTCGCGACCGTGACCGGCTGGGCGATCGGCGAGCCCGGCCAGCAGCCGAAATCCGGCGTGCTGCGCTTCGGACGTGGCAATACGACGCACGGCCAGATCGCGGCGGAAGCGATCGCGTGGATGATCGAATTCCTTTCGGAGATGAAGCCGGATCAGATCGTGTTCGAGCAGCCGCTGCCGCCGAACTTCACCATCGGCCACACCACGCTCAACACCGCGATGATTGCGATGGGGCTGCCCTTCGTGCTGCAGGGCATCGCCTACAAGCTCGGCATGTTCAACGTCACGCCGGTGACCGTCTCGGAAGTTCGCAACTTTTTCATCGGCGGCAACTTCAAGAGCGCCGAGGCGAAGAAGCTGACCTTCGAACGCTGCAAGCGCATGGGCTTTGCTCCGCAGGACGACAACGCCAGCGATGCACTCGCGCTCTGGTGTTATCAGTGCGCGCGCGTGCGCCCGGAGCTTGCCCACCAACTCACGCCGCTGTTTGGCGGCGCGCAACTGCACAGCGAGCCATCATAAGGAAAGCACACCAAAATTCTGCAGCGAGTCCTATGCCCGAGTAACCCGGCAGAACAAACGAGCCATCTTTGTTAACGACGAGTACGAGGAAAGCTAGCGCGTCAACTAATTTAGCAACCCATAACGGCACAAAACGAGGCAAAACAAGTCTCAGGAATACGACAATGTCAACGTCGCCGTTGGAGAAGTACGTTCTCATCCGCCCGCACGCTTACGTCGATGATGCGCTCAAGATGGCGGCCCGCCGCCGCGGTGCACAGAAAGTCGAACTGATCGAGCGACTGCTCACCGTGATCGTGACCGACAATCTGATCAACGCAGTTCTGGACGATAACGGGAGCGGCGAGTGGCGCAGGAACGAGAGGAGCCGCTTGCCGACCTGATGGAAGCTGTCGCGCGTCGTGTGCTGGGCGAGCCGAACAGCGCGCTCTCCAGCAAACGCGAATTGCGTTGGGGAAATCGCGGGTCAGTCAGCGTCGATCTGGAAAAGGGTGTCTGGATGGATCACGAAGCCGGTGAGGGCGGCGGCGTGCTCGATTTCCTGTCGCGCTTCGTCGGGGTCAGCGGACGCGAGGCGTTCGAGTGGCTGGAGCAGGAAGGCATCCAGCAAAAGCCGAACGGACGCGGCGGCGGCAACGTCGTCCGGCTGGGCAACATCGTCGCCACCTACGACTACAACGACGAGGCCGGCAACTTTCTCTGTCAGGTGGTGCGCTTCGAGCCGAAGGATTTCCGGCAGCGCCACCGCGACAAGGCCGGCGACTGGGTCTGGGACATCAAGGGCATCCGCCGGGTGCCGTTCATGCTGCCCGAACTGACCGAGGCACTGGCCGAAGACCGCACGATCTTCCTCGTCGAAGGCGAAAAGGACGTGCTCAACCTGCGCTCGATCGGCGTGCCGGCAACCTGCAACCTGATGGGCGCCGGCGCGTGGCACCCGGACCTCAATTCGATCTTCGCCAACGCCGACGTGGTGGTGATCGCCGACAACGATCCGCAGGCCAAGGACAAGAATGGCAAGCTGCGCTTCCACAAGGACGGGCGCCCGGTATTGCCCGGGCAGGATCACGCCAGCCATGTGTGCAGCGAACTGCAGGGCATCGCCAAGCGGGTGCGCTACCTCGACCTGAAGGCGGCATGGCCGGGCTGTCCGTGGAAGGGCGACATCTCCGACTGGATCAGGGCCGGCGGCACGGCAGACCAGCTATTCTCAATCACGGAAGCCCTGCGCGACTGGAGCCCGGATCAGGCGACCCCGCCGGTCCCGATCACCTTCCCGTTTCCGATCGACGGCGAGACCATCCCGCGCCGGCAATGGCTGATCCCGGGCATGCTGCTGCGCCGGCACCTGACCGTACTGGTGGCGCCAGCCGGCAGCGGCAAGAGCCTGTTGACCCTGCAGCTAGCCATGATGGGTGCCACCGCCATGCACTGGGGCGGCTGGCGGCCCCGCTGGCAACTGCGCACGCTGGTGGTCAACACCGAAGACGACAGTGACGAGATGCGCCGGCGGCTGTTCGCGGCTGCCGAACTCATGCAGTGCGATATGCGCGAGCTACGCCAGTTCATCGCCTTTGCCGACCAGCCCGAGAGCATCATCATCGCCAAGGCCGACAACAAGACCAAGACCGTGGTGCGCACGCCGATGGTCGAGAGCTTGATCCGCACCATTATCGAAAACCAGTTCGACTTGATGATCGTCGACCCGTTCGCCGAGACCTTCGAGGGCGACGAGAACTCGAACTCCGAATTGAAATGGGCCGCCGTGCTGTGGCGGGAGATTGCAAGGCGGACCAACGCCGCCGTGATGCTGGTCCACCACACCCGCAAGTACGGCGCGGAGGCCGGCAGCATGGACGCCGCCCGCGGCGGCAGCGCGCTGATCGGGGTGGCGCGCGTCGTCTCGACGCTGTTTGGTATGACCGAGGAAGAGGCGAAGGCGTTCAACATCGACCCGGACGAGCGCAACAGCTACCTGCGCTATGACGATGCAAAATCAAATCTGTCATTGGTCAGCTACAACGCGCGCTGGTTCAGCAAAGAAACCGTGACGCTGCCCAATGCCGGCGAGCATGAGCCAGCCGATGACGTCGGCGTGCTCAAGCCATGGAAGCCGCCGAACCCGTTCGATGACATCGACGTCGCGATCGCCAACAAGATTCTTGATGCGATTGAATTCGGCGTGCTCGACGACGATGGCAAGCCGACCGGTGATCCGTTCACGCTCAAGAAGACCGGAGGCGCCAAGCGCTGGGCCGGAAAGGTGGTGCAGAGTTATTCGCCATGCGGCGATCGTGACGCCCAGAAGGTGCTGCAGAAGTGGCTGGAGAACAACGTGATCGAGGAGGTGGCGCAAGTCACCAGCACCAGCAAGGGCAAGGCGCGGCTGGGGCTGAAAGTTAATCCGACCGCGAGGCCCGGGCAGATGCTCGACGAGGAGATGTTGTGACGGGTGCTTACTGGCGGATCACCGTCGCGTCGCGCATCCGGCAAGTGTCGGTCGCTTGACAAAGATTGTCAAGTGACGCTTGAATACGACATAGTGACCGCAGAAAGGATGACTAAAATGAACGAACGGCCTAACGGAAAAGCACTCAAGTTTAGAGCCTTAGCTGAAAAGCGAGTATCGACCGTCATCAAAACGGTGCGCCGGATCGGAAATCTGTCGCGTCGGCAGACTTACGATTATCAACCCGAACAGATCGAAAAGATTTTCCGTGCCATGCGCGAGGAGATCAACACCGCCGAAGCCAAATTCGCGCCACACGAGGCTGCCCAGTCATCGCTATTTCGATTGGATTGACCGCTATGCATGGACAGGGACAGAGCCTCAACGCAACGGTTGATAAAGAGCGCTGCCTCCAGAGTGCAATGACTGTCAGCCTGCGGATCGGCAGCGCCCGCAAATTGCGAGACAAGGGTTACTCTTACTGGCATTTCGATGCGAACGCTGGAAGTGGACACAATCGCATTTGCGAAGTGCCGGGAAGCCCAATCGCCTTTCATGTGGCTGCAGATAAATCGTTGTGTGGGCTGACAAGGCAGGCTTTCTTTTGTGACAAAGACGAAGCCGCCATAGCAGAGCTTTCCGGTCGTATAGCGCGATGGAAATCGACATCGTTTTTGTTGCCCGGCGACAATCAAGACGGGCTTGATGTGTTTGCTGAACGCATACAACAGGCAGAAAATCCGCGTTTTGCAGTTGGTAGCGTAATCGTCGACCCAAACGGTTATTGGTATAGAAAAGAAAATGGCGATGGAGTACCGACAAATTTGGTGGCGTTTGCACAAAAATTTCCACGCATCGACATCATTCTGAATCTAAACATCCGCACCTTTTGGCTGCAGCGAAGTCACTACGATATTCTGTCGCCACACAAGGTGCTTTCGCAATTTGGCAAAGCTCACTGGCTTATACGACAAACCAAAAAAGATCATGGCCGCTGGCTGCTCGCTGTTGGCCGGAATTTTGAAACGCCAGCGCACAGGCCGTTAGAGTTTGCCAAGCTCGAAAGTGATACTGGCCGGGAGATTATGAGGTGGGCAGAGAACGGTCACTGACCTCTCTGTACAGGGGCTATGACGAGTATCTTCGTCACCCTGTTTTTCGCGCCGCGCGCGCCGTAGCAATGCGCAAAGCTGAAGGATTGTGTCAATGCGGCGAACCAGCAACCGAGGTGCATCATTGGGATGGCTATCCGCCGTGGGGTATGTTCGACGTACCCTCCAAGCTACGCCCGATCTGTCACGCGTGCCATTGTCGGGAGCATAACAAAGATGACTGACACACTTGATCAACGTGAACAGCGGATCGA